ATTTCTTATCATCTACAGCATTTACGATATTCATAATATCCTGACCACCCTCATCCCACATCTCAATTATTTCTATACCTCTTTTTTCTGATACTATGCTTTCTTTATTTTTAGCAATTCTTGTATTAAGTTCTTTCTTTTCTTGACTTATAACTTTATCAAGCAATGGTCTAAGTTCTTTATTCAAAAAACTTGCAGAAAAACCAGCTTGTTGTAACTGATCCATTTTACCTTCATAAAAAGAATCTAATATTGTAGTGCTAGTACTAGGATCTGTTAAATCTTCATTTAATTTTTCTTTGTTATAAGTAGTACCATTACGTTCGAAGTTTTGTTTATGTTCTGCTAAGTCTTTGTGTATTGTGGAATTAAAATGATTTTTAAGCATATGCCTTTGCACAGCAATCATTTCCCATGAATTAAGACTATCATCTATTGTTTCTTTATAAGAAGGATGACGTTGTCTTAAAACTTCTTTTAAAACTTTACCTTTTTTAACTTCGGCTAAAACTGCATCATATTGTTCTGTACCTAGTTGTTCTTCTAACCTTCTATCAATCGATCTGGCTTTACCTTGTATAGCTTCAAATCTTTGATTTTGAAATTGAGCTATAGCCAAAAAAGTTTTTGGCGCAAGTTCTTTTAGTTTGTCAAATCTTTGTGCATCAAGTTTTGCTTCTCTTATTTTTGTATCTTGATCTAAAATTCTAGTTTTATAATGCTGCATTTCTGCATCATGATATGCCCTTTTAAATTCTTGTTCAAGATTAAAATTAAGATTTCTTTGTTGTTCTTCTTTGCGAGCGTTACTTCTTAATTGCTCAAGTTGTTCATTTCTATTTTGTAGGTTCTGACTACGAACTGTTTGCATACCTCGTAAGGTTCTTTCAGTTTCGTCTTGAAGTTTCCATGTTTCATCGGGAACCTTAAGAGGGTCAAAACCTTTACCCTGGGCGTACCCACGAAAAGATAAATTCCTCATTGTTTTTTTTTAAAATAATCCTAATACTGTAGAGCCAATACCAAGAGCTATAGCTGCTGGTACACCTACACCAGGTATTGCTGCTGCTCCTAAACCGATACCTATACCAGTTAATGCAGCACCTGGTAATAAATCTCCCATTCCCATTGGTGATTGCATAGCACCTTCTATAGGAGGCACACCAACTTGAGGAGCTTGTGGATCTTGATAAACAGGTTCTGGTAATGCAATTGGTTTAAAATTATCAAGATTTAATTGATCTCTGTTAATAGATGGATCTAAAAGTTTTCTAGCTTCTGCTTGTAAATCAGCTTGTTTCTTTGCTCTACTGATATCATTTAAATTCATGTCAGTTGCCCTGACCGCACTTTCTAATGATGCTTTGATAATATCTTGATTTGTTTTAAATCTTGTACCAAAGTTATCTAAATCAAAATCTATTTTTTTTAAATTAATACCTGTTTCCTTTTGTGCTGCTAAAAGATCTTGCTCTAGTTTATTAATATCAATAGAAGCATTTTCTACATTGTTGAGCACACCTTGTTTTATTTCATCTAAATTCAATTGATTTTTTGCATCACTAATTTTTAATGTTCGGTCTATTTCTCCCACATTCATCAATGTTCTCTGAATGTTTTCAACACTGCTTGTATCTAGTTGCTGTTCTGCTAAAGCTGCTTTTTGTACAACATTTAGAGAATTAATTCTATTTTGTTTCATACGTGCAGCGGCAACGTCTTGACCTCTAATTAATGATTCAGCTAAATATCCATTATGTCTACCTAATTCGGCCATAATCATACTTACAGCTTTACCTTGTGATCTACCAGCTTGTGTAAGTTGTGCTTCACCTGATGATTTTAGTGCTGCAATCTCTTGCTTTTCTATCTCTTGTGCAGTGTTTAAAGCTTGTTGACTCATCTCACGCCTTATCATTTCATTTTGAAACGACAAAGCTTGTTGTTGTGTTTTAGTATCTAAGACTAAATTAGCTTTTGCAAATCTATTTTTTGATTCGCTTGCGGTTAGATTTAGATATTGAGTGCCTCTTTGAAAATCACTACTACCTCTACTGTCAAGAATATCAGTTTGAATACCAGCTGTTCTTAAGTCAGCACCTCTTCTTGCTTGTTTTAAATTAGTAAGCTGCTTTTGCTTTTGATACTCTATAGTATTTTCTCTGTTTTCAAGACCTAATTGTGCTTGTACTTTATTAAAACCAGCTGTCCCTGTAGCTTCATATAAATCTTGAATTATACTTTGGTTTTCAAAACTAGCTTCTATAAACCTTTCATTTAATATTGCTTTTTGTCTGCCAACATTATCATCAAATTCTAATTCATTAAAATCAAGTTGATTCTCGTATTGCTCAATATTTCTTTTGTATATAGCATCTTCTTGATCAAACTGATAATCTTGCTGGGCTTTACCCATTTCCCAGTTTTGATTAGCAGTTTCTTCTCTGTAAGCTTGTGCTTCTTTATCAGATTGTTTTCTTAGTTCTAAACTCTCTACAGCATATTCATACTTATCATTTTGTACACCTTTTTTAGTGCCATCATCATTATAAAGTTGTTCAAAATCACCGTCTTCATTTAGTTGTAGACCGTATTGAAACTCATAATTTTTTAAATCATATTCATACTGTTTTTTTATTTGTTCATTTTGATGCTTTATGATTTTATTGGTAGATCCTCCACTACTCATTAAACTCTCCTATAAAAACGTGGTGTATAATAGCCTTCCCACATCATTGATGTTAATGAGACAGGGAAAGGTGATTCACTTGAAACTTTAAGTTCAAAGTTTGTGTTGCGTTGATGGATAGGTACTGTAATAGTCATTTGGTTTTCTAACGGTACATCATTAGCAAGATAGAAATTTGCTAAAGCTACAGGCTGTACATCATTGTATTCAGCAGCACCATTTCTTTTCAATTTAAAACCTAATATTCCAGACAATCCTGTAGAAAATCTCATTCGTGCAATGGTTAAATTTGCTGTGAAATCAGACTGTGTACCATTAGGATCTAGTCTGTAATAAGTAGTTGGTAATTGTACATCAAATGTATATTTAAAACCGACAATAACTTTATTTGCTACACTCGTTAAATCTTTAAATGGTACTTTGTAATACGTACCAGTACTGTCTGTGGCGATACTGGGTGTAATAGTAAATCCAGATTCAACATAAGTTTGATTTTGTAAGTTACTAACATCACTACCAATAACTAAAACTGGTGATAATGTACTTACATTATTGAAAGGTATGTAACATTTACTAAACGGATTAATTGGATCTGTTTGATCAAATACAACTGAAGATGCAGTTGCATATAAATCAACACATGGATTCATTTTATCTCCATCAGAATTAACAAGAATAGTTTCTTCTGGTGTTTGATTAAGACTTGAGCTACATAGTGTATATTTACCACCTTGCATAGTTACGGCATACATAACATCTGAATCTACAGCCAGTGTTTGTACTTGTCCTGGCAACTGCCATTTAAACCATGCTTGCATAACTTCTTGTTGTCCATCACTATATGTTCTATAAAAATAGACATCATTTGCATTAGTACCCCACATAGCTATAAAGCTATTCTGTGGACTAGCAATTAAATTAGAAATTGTGCTTGGTATGTATTCTGATACAACTCTCCCTATATCTAAAACGACTGGATTCATCTCTTGACCAGCTGTACGCATTTGATAAATACGTGTGTAACCAGGAGTTTTACTTATAAAGTTAATATTACTTCCGTTATCAACTGGATCTATGTTGATGTCCATCTCATAGTTTGAGATACCACGAATAATAGTAGTAGTAGGCGTAAATATACCGTTAGGTGCAAACATCAAAAATTGCTGGTTCTTACTAAATAAGATTAAACCCTGTGCAGTTGGTAGGACACCTGTTAAAAGTGTTGGTCTAATACTTGAAGTACTTAAATCAACTGGGTCAGAAGCTATTTGTGTTCTAGCTGATACGTGGTAAAAGTTAAAGAACTCATTAGCCTGACTTAATGAAACATTATCATCAACTAAAAAACCTAATCGACTGCTATGAAAGAAAGCTTGTTGTATCTTTTTTCCTACAAAACTAGGATGTGAATTAGTAGTATCATCACCAACTAAACGTGCAGTATATGTAGCTTGTCTTAATTCAAATTGATTAGTAGCCGTATTTACTAACTCATGTGGCATAGTTTCAGCATCTAATCCAGGAGATACACCTGGAGCTATAAACTCTTCCCAAAAACCATTACCTGAGACACCATTATCAGCTCTAAACCTTGCGTAATATGTATCATCATCACTAGCGGTATTTATAACTTTGACTACTCTGTCATGTAGAGACCTATCAGGTAATTGAGTAATATTAGCAACTTGGTCTTGAAAAGTTTCTAGTCTTTCATTATCTGTTCCACCTTTACCTGTCAAAGTAAAACCGTTAGGGTTTATTAACTCAAGAGAAGTATCTAATCTTATAACTAATAAACCAATAATGTTTAAACTATTAATACTTGTTTCTAAACTACTTAAAATTGTATCTATATCAGCACCACTACTAGGTGTAGTAAAGGATACTGTAGATCCATTTACAGTGACACTATAAGTTGTACCTACAGTTACAGCACGTATTCTTACAGTACCTACTGTATTTGCTTGAAAAGCTGGAGCTGGTAATGTATTAACAACTTTTGTTTTATTAGTAATTAAAGTGGTATCTTGAACAGTCAATACGTCATAATCGTTTGCTGTAGTACCTGTTAAATAATTTGTATTAGCTGAATTTGTATATGTAACTGTTGTTTGGATACCTGTTGTGGCATTCCATATAAAAATTTCTGTACCTTTTATGCAACCTATATATTTTTCATCTCCATCTCTGTGTATGTAAAACCATTTAGCGTTGGCATAAATATTTTCGTTTCCTAAATTTGTTAAAAATTTTAAGCCTGGTCTTTTTGTCAAACCAAAAGTTGGGTCAGGATATGCATTAATAGCATCGACTACTTGTCCAGGTAATTTTTTTGTATCAGGTTGACGGGATACTCCTCCCAAAAAATTTGGAATTGTTTGTGTGACATTAGGCATTATCTGTGTAAAGCATGGTAAGGTTCGTAGCTGGTGTAGAAGTTTCCATCTTTTGGATGTCCAAAGAAAGTAAACTGTCCTTGATTACATTCATACTCAAGTGCCATAGCTCTCATGTATGCTTCTTTTTCTTGGCACATTCTGTAAAGATTTGCATCTCCAACAATTCTGCTTACAGTGAAACATGCAGCTCTAGAAACAATGTAATCTTGAATAGGGCGAGGTAAATCTACCCAATCAAAAAACCAAACAACATCACATTTCATCACAGTATCCCACTGAAATGAATGCTTACGTCTGTCATATAGTTTTTTATTTCTTCTAACAACGTCATAGTTCTTACTAACTGGTTCTTCTCTAGCAAGGTCTATTTGTAAAATGTTAGATGGTATTAGTATTTCTTTATTACTGTCTGGAGTAAATGGATAATTAAATTCTTTATTGAATGTCCATCCTTCTGATTGAACTTCCCTTGACACCTGTAAAAGCGTATCGTATGCAATCGCAACGTCTGGGTTGGTTTGATCGAGTGTCGTTACAGGTGCTTGACCAACCGTCTGCAATATTTGATTTACTGCTGGTAATTCACTAGCAGAGTTTGTGGTAGGAATAGCCATAATATATATAAAAAAAAAGGGAGCAAAAGCTCCCGTATAAATAGATTTAGAATGCTGATGGAGCAGAAGCACCAACATATAATTCAACAGCAGCAGCTGGATTTAAGTAATCTGCCCCGCATGCGAGACGACCTAATATTACATCTCCTTGGTAGATTACTGATACATCTCCACTGGTAACTTGCACCTGTGGACCTATAGCCTCAACCATACCCGCTGCTTCTTTTTGGAATATTAATCCGCAAGAAGAAGTGAAGTTAGCTTGTGCGCCATAGTCGTTGTTTATACCTGTGTCTGAATCTTCAGCATCTTCCATTGTTGGTCCAACAAATGAACCTACGTTAGAAGGTGAGGTTTCACCAGTTGTTCCACCGTAAGCAACACCATACTTGCCAAGGAATGGAATATTCATTGACTTGAAGATCTTGATTCCAGCAATCTCAATGATGCCATTACCAGTCTGCAATGCAGAACCTTGAGCATCACGGTTTACTAGACCGTTAGAACCTACGTTTTGGATAAGTGAATAGTATTGTCTTGGGTTAAGAACACCAACTCTACCTTCAGAGCTAACGCCTTTTTCATCTAGTGCAGCAGCTGCATCATAGAAAGCGTTTACTAAGTTAGTAGCACTGTAAGCATCAGAGTCGTTTGTAGTAGAACCTACACGAATCTGAGTACCACCTGGTTCAACAAAGTTTGTTTTTGTTATTGGACTTGCTTGACGAGCACCGCGTGTTACGGCACGGAAAGCTAGTCTGTCATATTTTTCAGCAAGAGCAAAACCAATCTTTCTTGAGATTTCAGATCTCAAATCATAGTGAGCAAGTGTCTCATCTAG